ATATGGTATAGTGTATACAAGGTCAACTAACCAGTAAAGGAGAAAATTATGGGTATTGATTTAGACAAGATGCGGCAAAAACATTCCGCTCTTACGACGCGAGGAGGAGACTCCTCGGAAAACTTTTGGAAGCCAGACGAAGGAACACATCAGCTACGGCTAGTGTGTCCTCCCAACGGTGATCCCTTCTTTGAGGCGTACTACCACTACGGCATGGGAGCCGAGGGCAAAACCACTGTCCTCAGTCCTCGTACTAATGGCGACGCCGACCCCATCGCAGAATGGGGAACAACTCTTTGGAACGAAGGCACCGAAGGTTCCAAGGAAGCAGCCAAACGCTTTTGGCCGAAGATGCGAATCTTTGCTCCCATCGTCGTTCGTGGCGAAGAGGATAAGGGTGTTCGCTGGTGGGGCTTTTCCCGCACCACCTATCAGGCTCTACTTGATGTAGTACTTGACCCCGAGTACGGTGACATTACGGACACCGAAAAGGGAACGGATCTGCGCATTGACTATGGCAAGAAGTCTGGTCAGCAGTTCCCCACTACGGACGTTCGTCCGATGCGTCGCACCACCAAGCTCGCCAAGACCGACGAAGAGGTCAACACTCTTCTGGAGAGCATCAAGGTTGCTGCCGACATTTTTGAGGTAGCCACTTACGAGGAGTGTGAAAAAGTTCTTAACGACACTCTGGGTGATACCGATACCACTACAACTGGTTCGGAGACTACTCGCTACGATAATGCCAACACCACTACCAAGCCTGAAGTCAGTCTTGAAGGTGTGTCGGACATTGAGACGGCGTTTGATGATTTGCTGTCTTAGTTGACCAGCACCCGCAGGGAGGCACGGGGTTACAGGTGTCTCTCCATTATGGAGAATAAAATGGCTAGAGGAGCTACAAACTCCCTTGTAAATGATTTGCGCAGCGAATTAAACAAGGCAGCTAAAGAAACTGTTGCCTACGATTTGCACGGGGACAACCCCACAGACGTAAAGACTTGGATTCCGACCGGCTCAACGCTTTTGGACTATCTTATATCCAACAAGCGCAACGGTGGAATCCCAGTAGGCAAGCTCACTACGATTGCTGGCGAATCTGCCAGCGGCAAGAGCCTTGTCGTCACCCAAATTTTAGCGAACACACAAAAGATGGGAGGGCTGGCAATATATATTGATACAGAAAATTCAGCCTCCCCAGAGTTTATGGAACAACTAGGGCTTGACACAAAGAACAACTTTATGTATGTTCAGCCTGGCACGATTGAGGAGGTCTTTGAGAACATTGAGCGTCTCATCGGACTCATCAGGGAAAAGGCTCCCCACAAACTTGTTTGTATTGTTTGGGACAGCGTTGCTGGCACACCAGTCAAAGCCGAGATTGAAGGGGACTACGACCCCAACAGCCGTATCGGTCTGACAGCCAAGGCTTTAGCTAAAGGTATGCGAAAAGTAACGGAGACTCTTGGCAGGGAACAGATTGCTCTGGTCTTTACCAACCAGTTGAAAACTAACATCGGCGTGATGTTTGGTGACAACCGTGTTGAGCCCGGCGGTAAGGCTCTGCCCTACCACGCCTCTGCTCGCATCTGGCTCACCCAGCACAAGAGCAAAGCCAACGGAGAAATCCGCAACGCAAAGAAACAGATCATTGGATTCCACACGAGTGCGAAGACCATGAAGTCTCGCTTCGGTCCATCGCCTCGCACTTGTGAGTTTGATGTGTTGTTTGATTTAGCCAACGACCGAGTGGGCATTGCCGACGAGAGTTCCTGGCTTAGTGCCATCGGCGGAACTCCGGGCTGTGTTCGTAGCGGAGCGTGGTATACTATTAATGTTGACGGGGAAGATAAAAAATTCCAAAGCAAGGATTTTCCTAAACTTCTGGAGGACGAGAACTTTAAGAAAAGAGTTCTTGACATTTTAGAGGATGAGTGTAGAATAGGAAAGAAGGAAAAGGAACGCAAATGAATATCGGCGATATTGTAAAGAGTAGTGAATTCGTAATGCACAAGGGCGAGTTCGTTGAGGTGTTTCATGTGGTGGCGGAGACGAGGCTTGACCCTTGTGGTGCCCTGTACCTCCGGCTTGACCCTCCCGCTCCTATGCCGCAAGGTAATCAATCCTCACCGGATGACGACCCGGACTGGATACTGGCATGCCGAGTGGATACAGTCAGTAAAGTAATCTGATAGGAAGCAGTAAGCTTCCCCCGGAGAAACAGCATGAAACGATTGCTGATTATTGATGGACAAAATATGTTCATCCGCAACTATGTTATGTCCCCTCAACTGGATGCCAACGGCAACCCCATCGGAGGGCTGACTGGCTTCTTACGGTCCCTTCAGAAAGAGATCCGGCGTGCCAAACCTGACCGAGTTGTTGTAGCATGGGAAGGTCCCGGCGGCTCCCAAGCACGCAGGGAAAAAAATAAAAACTATAAACTGGGACGCAAAGCCCCCAAGCTCAACCGAGAGTATGAGTTCTCCACCCCCGAACAAGAGCGGGAAAATAAATATGAGCAGGTCATTCGCCTCACAGAATATCTGGACAACCTCCCAGTCCTTCAACTGGCTGTAGAAAATGTGGAAGCCGACGATGTGATTGCGTGGCTCTGTCACTGCAATGAATATGCGAACTGGCAAAAATTAATCATCTCGTCGGACAAAGATTTTATTCAATTGTGTGACGACAAGACAGTTCTTATCCGACCCGGTAAGAACGAGGAAGTCCTCAACAAGAATAAGGTGATAGAAGACTATGGCATCCATCCGCGCAACTTTGCGATGGCACGAGCCATTGTGGGAGACAAGTCAGATAACTTGGATGGTGTAAAAGGACTGGGACTCGCCACAGTTTCTAAAAGATTTTCCTTCCTTTCGGAAAACAAAGACTATACATTGAGCGACATTTTAGCGCACGCAAAAAAGAATAAAAATAAAGTTAAGGCATTTCAAAAAGTTCTGGAAAGCGAAGAAATTATCGCCTCAAATTATGAAATTATGCAACTATATACAAGCACCATATCCTCCCTAGGAGTCCGCAAACTCAAGTATGCAATTCAGAATGACGGGGTCAATCTTAATCGCACCAAAATTAGGACAATGCTCCTCAAGGATGGGATTGGTACTTTAAATATCGACGAGCTTATGTTGATGCTCCGTTCTCACACAAAATAAGTGAGAGCGACTCTTCACATTTTCGTCAAATGAGTTATAATAAGGACCAAGGAAAACAAATGCCCGAACAACAATATAACACATTCAGTAAGTTCGGCAAATCCTTCCAAGAAAAATTAGTAAAGACCATTTTATTTGACCGCAACTTTGCGAATCAAATGGAAGAGGTTCTGGATACAAGCTATTTGGAACTCAAGTATCTTCAAGTCTTTGTGGATCTCCTGTTCCAGCACAAACAGAGCTACCCCCACCCAACCTACGACGCTATGGTTGCGGTCGTCCGGACGCAGACCGAGGACTACTCCGACAGCATCATCAAGCAGGTCATCGATTTCATGGCTCGCCTCAAGAGCAACGCTATCGGGGATGATGACGACGAATATGTCAAGGAGAAATCCCTTGACTTTTGTAAGAAGCAGAAACTAAAAGAAGCTATCCTCAAATCGGTTGACCTTCTCCAGTCCCAGAGCTTTGACCAAATCCAAAAGGTCATCAACGAAGCGATGAATCTTGGAGCAGATAATGACTGTGGTCACGACTGGCACAAGGATGTGCTCGACCGCTTTGAGATGAAGATGCGCAACCCTGTCTCTACTCATTGGGACGAGATTGATAATATTACCAAGGGTGGGCTCGGCAAACGAGAACTGGGTGTAGTGGTCGCTCCAACTGGAGCGGGTAAGTCTATGGCTCTTGCCCACCTCGGTGCGATGGCTGTAGTCAAAGGCAAGACAGTAGTTCACTACACATTAGAGTTAGCCGACACAGTTGTGGGACAACGTTACGATTCCTGCATCACGGGCATCGACCTCAAAAACCTCATGTCCATGAAGGATACAATTCTTATGGCGGTGGAACATATTCCGGGACAACTAATTATTAAAGAGTACCCAACGAAATCAGCCTCTACGAGAACCATCATTGGGCACCTAGAAAAACTAAAACAAAAAGGCATTACAGCCGATATGATTATTGTGGACTACGCCGACCTTCTGAAGCCAACCCCTTCTGGGTTTAAGACTCAGGAACTCCGCCATAGCCTTGGTAACACTTACGAAGAACTACGAGCTATCGGACAAGTTTGGGACATTCCCGTATGGACAGCATCTCAAACTAATCGCAGCGGATTGAACGCCGAGGTTATCACGATGGAGTCCATTAGCGAAGCCTTTAATAAGTGCTTCGTGGCTGATTTTATTTGTACAATCTCCCGAACTATTGAAGACAAGGCTCAAAATAGAGGTCGCATGTTCGTTGCCAAAAATCGTAACGGTATTGACGGCATTGTCTATCCGATGGAGTTTGATACAGCCAAAGTTCACCTGAAGGTGCTCCCGCCCGATGACTGTTCCACGATTGACGCTGTAGTGATGAAGACCAAGCAAGAGCAAGATGAACACCTTCGGAAGAAATACCAGAAGTTCAAGGCGAACCGAAACAAGACAGCAGACGTTGCCCAACCAATTGCAGACGATAAAAAAAAAGAAAATGATCGACAAAAAAGTTTTAAACAAGAGTTACGAGATTTGAAACAAAAACTAGATAAGGAGAAAGAAGCATCATGAACGACCAAGACCTATCAACCCAGATACTATCCGACATTACGGTATATATGAAGTATGCCCGCTATCTCCCTAAGAAGAAGCGCCGCGAAAGCTGGGATGAGTTGGTCACTCGCAACATGAAGATGCACATGAAAAAGTATCCCGTCCTTAAATCAGAAATCAAGGACGCCTATGCTTTTGTTTATGAGAAAAAAGTTCTCCCGTCCATGCGTTCTATGCAGTTCGCCGGCAAGCCCATTGAAATTTCACCTAATCGGGTATTCAACTGCGCCTATGCTCCCATAGATGACTGGCGAGTATTCGGGGAGATTATGTTTCTTCTGCTCGGGGGAACAGGCGTGGGCTACTCGGTTCAGAAACATCACGTTGAAGAACTTGACGAGATTAGAAAACCTAATCCCGAAAGAACCCGGAGGTATTTAGTGAATGACAGCATCGAAGGTTGGGCGGACGCTGTTAAGTACCTTGTTCGTAGCTACTTCCACGGGGGGTCTAAGCTACGATTTGATTATAGTGATATCCGACCAAAAGGCGCACGGCTGGTAACGTCGGGGGGAAAAGCCCCCGGCGCACAACCTCTCCGTGAATGCTTGGTAAAAGTGGAGGGGGTTTTGTCTCAAAAGAGTGATGGCGATAAGCTGTCTCCTATTGAGGTTCACGATATAGTATGCCACATTGCCGATGCAGTATTGGCAGGAGGCATTCGTCGGGCTGCACTTATATCATTGTTTTCTGCCTGCGATAGTGACATGATTGCGTGTAAGACGGGCAACTGGTGGGAAAAAAATTCACAACGAGGACGAGCTAACAATTCCGCTGTACTTTTGAGGCATAAAATAACAAAAGAATTTTTTCTAGATATCTGGGAAAGAGTCGAGGCTTCCAATGCGGGAGAGCCTGGTATCTACCTCTCCAACGACAAAGACTGGGGAACCAACCCTTGTTGCGAGATTGGTCTGCGACCCTTTCAGTTTTGCAACCTAACAGAGGTTAATGTTAGTAACATTGTAGACCAACAGGATATTGAAGAGAGGGTGCGGGCGGCAGCATTTATAGGCACGTTGCAAGCAGGCTACACCGACTTCCACTACTTGCGACCTATCTGGCAAAGGAACACAGAGAAGGATGCTCTTATCGGAGTCTCCATGACAGGCATTGCATCAGGACGAGTCTTACAGGACGACATAGATTTGACGGCTGCTGCCAGGGTAGTTAAGAACGAGAACGCTCGCGTTGCTGATATGACGGGGATTAACCACGCAGCCCGTACAACCTGTGTAAAGCCAGCCGGAACCACCTCTTTAACTCTAGGAACCTCTAGTGGCATTCACGCTTGGCACAACAGCTATTA